CAGAGAAAAACCAGCGAATGCAGGCTCTTCCTTGGGAGGACTACTACTCGTGTAGTTTCGAGTACGAGCCGTTCCAACTATATCACCGTTGTTGTGGTTGGGAAGAGCAATCCCTTAAGCCCTTGCGTAAGGATGGGAAATGCCAAGCTCGGAAGCTGACATAACGTTGTGAACGAGAACAATTGACAAATGGCGCGATCGCCATAGGCTTCATCACAACTATGTCACCATAAGTCGCAGCCAACTGCGTCCATAATGCCGAACGGAGTATCAGGAATAGGGTTGTGCAATAAACCCCCCCGGTGTCGACCGACGCCAAGCACAACTTTAAACGGTTCGCAACCATTCAGATACGGGCACATATGGATTTTGGAACGATAAGCGGGGACATGCTAGCATGGCTGTCCAGTCTCGATAGCAAGAAGCAAATGCGATATGCAAGAGCCCTCTCGCTCACCGACTCACCCGATCTCATACGGAGTTAAATTATATAAGCCTTCGTAAAGAAATAACTTCTCCCCTCTAAGATGGGCGGTTCAGACCCAAGGAATATAAGTGCTAGGAACCACATATACACCGCACTCACAGGACCTCATATAAAAGCCCTTTCCAAGGCTTTTGGGGCCAGATTTAACGGTAGTTATGATGGAGGATTTGACCTCACTTATTCTATGGGCATGACCGGCCAACAAATGGGGGATTGGTTCACAGACAGCCTCAAGCTGTTTGGTTCGGCAGATTTTATAGTTGTGGAGACCGATTTCTCCCGTTATGACGCCACCCTTGGCGTCCATCTATTGGAATCAGAACTTTCTGTTTACGAGCAAAATATAAACTTCCGTCAAATTGTGGATCTATTGAAGACGCAACTCTACTCCAGGGGAGTATGGGACGACCACAAAGGGAATAGGGTGACTTATGAGCGACCTGGGATGCGCAAATCTGGTGACAACAACACCAGTCTTGGTAACACAATTATCAACTCGCTTCTTCATGCTTACGCTTTTCGAGGACTAAAGTGGCGTATGATTGCTGTAGGAGATGACAATCTTACCTTCGTGAGTGGACCCGAGGGGTTCGTGGAGAAGGTCAAGAAAAG